ACCCTCGACGCCGTAGTGCATACCGCATTATCGGTGAGGCAGTAACCGCTACATCCGCAAAGGATGCAGCACAACAGGCTGGTCTCGACTGGCATGTACAACTGGCTGACGTACAAGCGTTAGCCGTATCGAATGATGGTGTCAACACCCTCGAAGTGCCATCAACATTCGCAACAGTTCGTACCAATAAAGATGCAACACAGTCAGTGCTTGGCACTGTCGGTGGTAGATACAAGGTGTTTCAGAATGAGGAAATGTTCTCAGGTCTAGATGCACTGGTTGATTCAGGCGATGCAAGATATGCATTCGCTGGTGAGGTAAGAGGTGGAGCGCAGGTATACATGGTGCTCGAGCTACCTAACGAAGTTAAGATAGCCAACGATCCTCATGCTTGTTACCTTGTAGCAAGGACATCACACGATGGTTCAACTGCACTACAAATCTCACCATCAATCCAACGCTTGCGTTGTACCAATCAGATAGCAGGTATCTTTGCTAAGGCTGGTACTTATACACTCAAGCACACAACCAATGCTAAGTTCCGCATTGAGGATATCAAGCGCATCATCCCTGTTACCTATGAGGGCATCAAGTTCTACGAACTTATCGGTAACAAACTTATCAACGAGAAGTTAACAGATGCAGAAGTGGATAACATCTTCGAGAAGATGTGGTCTATACCAAGCATCATTGAGAACTCACCTTATGCACTGTTAAGTGCAGGGCAGAAGCGTCAGTTCAACTCAGCAACAGTGGCACGTCAGACTGCTAAAGCAATCTATCGTGGTGATACTGGTACACAAGAGGAACTATACGGAACTAGGTTCGGTGTGTTCCAATCTATCGTGGAGTATGCAGATCACTACAGTCACAAGGCTGAGGCAGTGCGAGCAGAGCGTATCGTTACTGGTTCTGCTGATCGCATTAAGAGCAAAGCTCTTGAACTACTAACGAAAGGAATCTAATGGAGAATCCATTACAGAAGTACGTTGATGAGTTGGATAATCCAACTCCCTTCGTACCACCAAAGATATCTATTCGTATGGCTAACTACATAATCAAGGCTCTTGATTACCTGCATATTTATGCAGGAGAAAAAGATGAGCCTGAACTTATAGAGTCAGACATACACAAGGAGACAGAGGAAGCAATGGTTGACATTGTGGTTATGTCTCCAGAGGAGATACCGAATGGGTAAGTTAATCAATAAAGAAATCCTGCAGGCTAGACCACCTAGTCTGCAGGTTAAACAACTCGCTGGGTGGTCGTGGTACTGTGGGTATCACGACACCATGGGAAGTGGTGACACTAGGCATGAAGTATTGTGGATGGCTGGTGCTCACATGGATTACTTCTCAGAAGTAACTGATGACTGTGACATCTATGTAAGGGAACATAAGGTCGAGAAGGAGAGTAATGGGCAAGCCACGTCCAACAGAAATAAAACTAGTAGCAAAGCTACTAGATCCTGACGCCGAGAACTCCGAAGATGCTGCGGAACTAGCGGTTGAAATCATCGAGGCTCTAGATAAATCTAGAACCAAGAGAGAATCGTTTATTGTCGTAGCAAAATTGGCAGACTGGGTTCCAGTGCAAGCATGGGGTGAGTTCAGTACCCGCTTACAAGCGGAGAAGTTCTTCCCCAATCTTTCATCACCAGACACAGGTGGTAAGGGATCAATCGTTCGTCTGGAAAATCCAGATGACCTACTCAAAAGAATAGGAGTAACCAAGTAATGTTCTACAACGGATTCACTTTACTGATGCAGATCTTTGCGGGTCTAACTGCATACTGGATTGGTAACTATTATGGTTACCAACGAGGTAAGACAGAGATGTATCAGACCTTAAAGAATCTAGACGCAAAGAGTAGAGAGTTCTTCTCTACTGTATCCAAGAAATAAACTAAAGGCGGGGGCGTTATGCCTCCGCCTTTTTTTCTTTCCCTCGTGCAGCCATGTTAGTTACCCAATATAATTTATAGAAGTCTTCATCAAATGCAAATCGTTTCATGTGTTGAACTGTTGCTCCAGTGTGAGCATAGAGTGGGATGCCAGCTTCCTTCATTAACATGAAGAACTGAATGTCTTCCGATATAAACTGATCGTCTTCACCACTAGAAGTCTCCATGAACAATGGTCTATTGCCATGAAACTTACGCATCTTGTCAGCCACTGATCTGTGCATGAGAAAGAATCCATAGCCAGCGTAATCAACCTTGACCATAGCGTTTGGTTCAAGTGGATGAGCGTATGACATTACATATTTATCTGTGGGATGGGCTATAAACAGCGCAGGGTATGGCTCCATAAGTGCCTGCTCATTCTGTTTAGATATGAAGTATGTGCCAGTAACTGCTGGTCTTTCTTTAGCATCAGCCATAGCCCAGAGTTTATGAGCAGCATCGTTCGTAAGAACGATGTCTGAATCTATCCATAAGATCCACTCGATGTCTGTCTTTAAATGCCATGTATCAAATGCGGTTTGTCTTTGTCTGCCTATCTGATTACCTTGCACACGTTGAGCTGAGGTAATGGGCAAACCACTGGTAAGAATTGTATATACAATTCCTTGAGTAAACTTTCCATCAGTAGTTCCATTGTCACACCAAGTAATTAAGATTCTATCTTTAGCTTTTGACATGGTCACCACCCCATCCTCCACCTTTAAAGTGAATGGCTGGTGGTGTAAATACTTTAGTCAGTGTGACATCACATCTCTCACACTTAGGGAACGGATCATCGGTAATGATTAGTTCAACGACTGATTCACAGTTCATACATCTGAAGTCAAAGGTTGGCACTATTTCTTTTTCTTTCTTGCTACTGCTGCGTTGTCAATTAAGTTTGGGTATGGTCTACCTGCTGCCTTAGCACGAGCACGTGCCTCAGCTTTCTGTTCAGGTGTTAGTGGTGTTGATGTCTTCTTTGGATTAGTTGTTTTCCAAAATGGTTTCTTCTTCATTAGTACGGTGTCATCCCTCCGAGTTTGTCTGCTATATCTTTTATTCCTTTGGCAACCAATTGTTCCACACGTTGAGGTGAGATATCCCAAGCCTCGGCTATGTCTGCAAGTGGCATGTCGTTAACAAACCTAGATGTCAGGATGCCTTGCATTCTGGGATCTAGTTTCTTCATTGCTCTGGATACATCAGCGATCATCGCTGCCAGATTGTTGCCCTCATTAGCTGGCTTCTTAGCCTTGACTCCATGTATATCTGGATCAAAGACTTGGTTAGCCAAGTATGATTCATTAGTACCAGCAACTTTAATTAAGTTCTCAATTAAATCTAAGCGATAGAAGTACTCATCACCTAGTTCATAACCAAGTGTGCGAGCCTTCTCTTTGCGAGCGTATCGCTCGCCAGCCCTACGCATGAACGTAGTGAATGCTTTATATCCCTGCTTAATTTCAATAGGATCTTCACGAATTAAATACTCGGCAACTTTATCTCTGCGTTTCCAAGCATACTCATTCATTGCCTGTCTAATATCTTGAAGCTCTACGAATCTATGGTAACGCTTGGATAAACCCCAAGCCAAAGATATATTAATCTCATTAACTTCATCCCATATAGGATGATCACGGTTTAACTCAGTCATGTTCTTTAATTAAATATGCATGCGCTGCCATTAACATCTCTGGATCATCGTTAAGTAAACCTAGTACTCTATTGTGAGGCGAACACAAGAGACCCCGCACCTTGCCAGTCTCATGATCATGATCAATATCAAGAGCACGATGTGTATATGATTTACCACAGATGTAACATCCGCCGTTTTGTTCTTCAAGCATACGATTATAATCATCAACACTTATTCCATAAGAACGGATCCTTGAGATCCGTTGCTCTTCGTAAGTCTTATTCCGATTTCTTGGCATGCTTAGCCCATACCCCACGCTGCACCATTAATGCAATGATTGCGTAGTTTGCAATATCAACAAACGAATCTTCTAATGATTCGTTATTAGGTTTAACATTCTTATATATCAGATTCTTTAATCGCTCCAACTTGTCTGACATACGAACCATTAACCCATTGGTTGCACCACCAGGTGCATTCCAGATATTGAATGGACCATAATCTATTTGTTTCTTTACAAGAACTGCCAGCAACTCATCATATATTTTCTGAGCATCCTCTTCGAACTCGAGGATTAGCTGGTCTGATTTTTCAGTCGCCAACGGAGCACCTTTCTAGTTAATTGCATTGACTAAGTCAGTCAATGCTTGCGCTCCTTGGTTACAAATTATACTATTAACATCGCTGTCAGGTGGTAGCGACACACGCACCGCTTGAGGTATTGCATCTTGTAATCTTCTAGCTAATTCCTGCCCAGGATTTGATCCATCCTCTTTAGCATCGTTGTCAGTACAGATTATTACCGTACCTATCCCATCAAAGCAACGAGCAAAGTGAGGCTTCCAAGCGTTAACTCCTGCAACAGCGACAGCAGGATGACCAATAAGTGTTGCACTGATTGCATCTATTTCTCCTTCTACTATTAGAACTTTATTAATGGCGTTGAGTATTGCATCAACATTATATAGGTGGTGCTTCTGACCAGTAGGTATCATGTACTTAGGATCTCCGCCGTCGATACGACGGAACTTAAACCCAACCACACCAGCCTCAGTTATATATGGAATAGATAAATGGTTCTTGATTCTATCCTCATGTCCAGGTGCTACCTCTGATACATACCCAAGCATGAACCGACTAGCACCATCAAGAATCCCACGCTCTTTTAAGTAAGCCTCTGCTGGTGAACCAGCAAGAGCATCGTGGTATTGCTTGGCTGCCCTAGTCCAGAGTTCAATTAGCTTTGGATTAGTTCTCATCCCACTCCTGCTTCGCCCATTGGGTGATGTTAATATAAAATATTAGGAAATCAAAACGTATTACTCTGGCATCTACATACTCAATCAAGTCAAGAGAATCTAGATCTTCATATACTGAAGTCATAGTATGGTAATTGATACCAAGACCCCAACAATAAAGACGGTTGAACCCTGCATACAAACTAAGTCTTCCCACTATCTCTTCTCCTGCCTGTGCATTATGAATGGAGGTGCAGTATACACATCATTCTTCGCTGCTATCTGCAACGCCTTACGCCAAGTTGCGCCTTGTTGTACCGCACCAACTGCGTAAGAAGATCCTGATCCTATTCCATATATACCATCATCACGTAAGAATACCGAGAAGGTATCATCTACTTCATAGATGATTCCATTAACTGCAATTAAAAATAAAAACTCATAGTCATCTGACTTATCATCTGCTACCCAGCCATTCTCCTTTAAAGCTTCACGCATACTTGGAACTATATCTGTAATCATAAAATGATATTGATCTTTGATTGAAGGTGGTAGTGCTGGTGGTTTCCAGATGTGTTGGATCGTATCGCATGGCATAGTCGTGCCAGCTCCTGCAATTAAATACTTACCACGCTTGGTAATCTTTGTAATAATAGGATGAGAGTATGGTCTGCCCTTCTCTGTAGTTGTACGAGAGTCGGCTGCGATAACGCAGTGATCATTCTTTTGTATACCAATAATGGTTGTCATTACTTCCGCAATCTTGGCGGTGTCCACCGACCATTGGTTCGTCTTCTGCCACGCATAGGCGTGGCAAACTCTTTACTCTTTTCTGATCCTATGTTTTTCTCTGCCCACTTACGAGCCTCTGAGTATGTTAGCTTCTCACGAGCCATGATTATGTGAATACCAGAACCACTACTGCTACATGCGTAACATACCCAGACGCCCTTCTCTGAATTAACTGAAGCAGACTTACGTGAATCATCATGCACAGGGCAGAGAATAGACTTCTCACCTTGTGGCAAGGTTAATCCATAATGATTAAAGACTGCTTCAAGAAATTCAGGTTGATTCATTTAATACCAATTCCTTTCTTGATGGAACTCGTACGCCTTGCACCAAGTTCCGTATCGATGAAGCACATACTTGTGTGCTTCTGATGTCTGTTTTAGTATTGACCACTCTGGTTTTCCCCAGAGTAACTGCCATACTCCACGAGCACCACTCGATTTGTTGTACGAGTCGATGTTGTAACGGCTCTCTTTGTACGCAATCTTCTTCGCACAAGCAGCCTCTCGTCTGTCTGTTGTTACCGTGCTTATTGCCAACATTAAAGCTTCTTCCTTGTTCAATGTAGGGAGAACTTTCTCCACTGTTAGAACTGGGGATGTGGCTAACGCTGGTGTTGATATCACTATCAACATAGTTAATACGGTCATTATCTTCAACCGCATAGTTACCTCTTTTCAGTTGATAACTAACTGTCACCTTGTTATCTATGTCCATTGTAACCTGCCTGTTTTAGCAGATCGACCCAGAGTTGCGCTGGCATTACTGCATACGACTCTGAGACATTTGTAGTGCCACGCTTTTTTACTAGCACCACTCCAGTCTCGGCATCTGCATGAGTCATTTCATTGTCTAACTCTTTTAGATACCCAGACAAATCTATCTTCTTTTCATTCTTACATTCTACTACAACACCATCTATCCCATCAATATCACCAACGTCGTCATGACGACCAGCACCATAAGCTCGTTCAGCACAGGAGAAACCATTGGCAACTAACCACTTGGCTACATCACGCTCATACTGTGAGCCTTTGCGTTTACTTGGTGTTGACATAATGACTTACTAATATTTGTTTAACTTCCATACCAAGTCTTTTTCTAATTCGCATTCTCTCTCTCGGAGAAGTGCCACCCCATATACCATATGACTCATGGGCAAGACCCCATTCTAAACATTCTTTCATTACTGGACACTCCTTACATATTGATTTAGCTTTCCGTTCTTCACTACTAGTAGCGTTGTTATGCTCTTGAAAGAAAAACTCTAAACCAATTTCTTTACAAGTTGCATTAGTGAAGTCTGGATATTTCATTGACTAGTACCTCAATCGGTTGTAATTGATTAGCGTCCATAACTAATCGAGTTCCGTAACCATAGTCATGTAAGTAATGATTAGCAAGAAAATTTTCTCGTGTTGTCCAACCAATAACATCAAACAAACTATCCACATGTGGAAGTTGTTTATCCCCAGAAAACTTTACAAGTACAGCCAGATCTGAAACAAATAACTCTGGTGCATTAAATATTAATTGCGGTAGTGTCGACGTCTTAACCTGTATAGATCTTCCCAATATCGTTTGGAGGTCGTTTCCGTTATCACCGCCAGGCGTAATCGTATTATCCGTCGGTAGCCCAAGGAACCTAGCACATGCCACCTCACCCAAGCGACCCATAAGATTGACGGAATACGAGGAATTATTTTTATCAAACTTGCGATCCGTAACATCAAACTCCTTCTTGTTCTTTCTAACCCTGTGGATAAACCTAAGTGAATCCATAATCTCATCTTCAGTTAATTCTATTACTGCCATTGTCTCATTGTCCTTGCTCTTTGCAATTCAGCAGGAGAGTTATATAAACTCATATGACTTGGTTCAACAGATAAAGTTACATAGTTCTCTGCCGTTGGATCAGCCTTACCATGGCGATTCTTTACAACAGCAACTCTATATGCATTGGCTATACCATCTAACGCTACGCTCAGTACCAGTTCAGGTAAGGCGGAGACCTTACCCATTAAAGCTTTACGTGGTGCTGGGTAGTTAGGCTTAGACATCTTTTCATTTTCAGATACATGGTGTAGAACTACAAATGCTGATTCATATTCTCTAGCCATGTAATGGAATGCAGACATTGCATCACGCAATGCTGTCCACTCATTGTCGCTAACTGCAGCGACGTTCATTAAGTTATCAATATAAATTGCTGATGGTGGAGCACCGTGCAATTCAATCCAAGCTTCAATCTCTTCTTCGATATCTTGTAAAGAAGGAGACGGATCAAAACTAAATCGAATATGCCCAGCACCATCAGCCAGTGCATCTTCTAGGAGGACAGATGCCTCCGAGTCCATCATTCTTTCCACGTCAGTTACTGATCTATCCATAAGGATTGCACCTGCACGAAGAGCAATCGTTCGAGAATCAGAGTCTGCTGAAAAATATAAGGCTGGAGTTTTAGATGTGATTGCGTACCATAAAGCAAGCATGGTTTTACCACCACCTGGTTGCGCTGCAACCAAGTGTAATTGTGCCTGACGGAATACAACTTGATTGCTGGTGAGTTGAGGAAGAATCTCAGGAAGGGCATGCCCTGCTGGAGATTCCACTCCTACTACTTGCAATAAGGTACGCATGGATTACTTAGTCCAGATTGTTTCGGCTTCTACTGCGCCTACTGTAAATGGCTTTGGTCCTTTTGCAGGATCAAACCAACCTACATAGTTCTTGCCAGCTTTGGATACGCCCTTCTTCTTAGCGTACTTGCCACGACCATCTGGTAGATCTGGAGCATCTGGGTGTCCATATGTCCATTCATTGTTGTACTTATCTTTGACAACCTCAATAGAGGTAGGTCCAGAACTAACTACTGTTGGATTTAATCCAGCATTAGTTAATGCTTGTACCGTTTTATCCATTGATGTCATGCCACCACGACCACCTAGTGCGATCTGTAGTTCAGTTGCTGCCTTGATTGCCTCAACTGCAGCCTGCATGTTGGTAGCAAACTCCTCAGCACTATCACCTCTTACGGTGAATAAGTCTGTGCTGTTTAGCTTGCCTGTATACGAGAACTTAGATTCAGTCATCTATGTTCATCCTTTCTTTCCCTTGGTTGTTGGTATTTTCAGTGGGAAATCTGTACTACCCATTGCTGGGCATTGAGATTGGAATGAACACATCCGACATGAATCACCGACGGATGGTGGAAACCATCCGTTCAATACCGAATGGTTCATTGCACCAAATACATAATCAAAATAATCTATAGTAAGGTGCGACAGATCTATAAGATCGTCAAGCGTACCTTGTCTTGTCATAAAGAATGCGCCCCACTTAGGGCGAACACCTAAAGCTTTTTCAATACCAGAGGCATACAAGCCTGCTTGGATCATACCGAATGGTGTCCTAGAACCTGTCTTGTAATCAACGATTACCAAGTCTTCCCCTACTTGATAGATCGCATCAACAATAAAGCGAACTGGTGTTCCCCCGAAGTGAACATCTGCTGCCCATTCAATTCCAGGACGACCATCAGGCATCGTAGCAATTTGCCAACCAGAAGACTCGTACCATTTCTGGTACGCCTCTACCTGCTTGAGTCCATCGCTTTGCCAGAACGATAGATCTTCTCCGTCTGGGCGTAAGGTGGTCTTACGTCCAGCCGTCTTCCACTCTGTCGAGGGAATACCAGATTTCTCTTCGGTCTCCTTGACGGCATCATTAAATACCTCAAGCCACTTCTGTGTCAAATCAATAGAGTTCATCATCACCCTCTTTGTAATCAGGGTTATCCACAGGGGTAGGTGCGGTCATAGGCGAACCGCAGTTCGCACAGAAAGAATCAAGGAACCACATAACCAATTCATAGTCATTAAAGATTGCACGAATAACCTGTATGTTTGAGCCACAGTTGATACACTCATTGCTTGGTATACCACGTTGATCAATTGTCAAGTTGCTTCTTATAGAACTCATGGTTGAGCCACTCCAGCATGGAGTGGACAGCAGAACCAGCAGCAAGATACACCGCAGGTTTCTCTGGAACCATAGCTATTTTGCTAAGATAGTATTTCTGTGGGCAGGATTGCCAAGTAGATAACTGGCTATAGGATCTATGCGGAGGAAGTTCATTCATACCAGAAGAGTAATACAACCAAGTGACATTCCTTGGTAACGACACACTTGTAGTTCTTACCAATAATCTGATAAAGTTAAAGGGTGGTGGGTGGGAAAGGCTCGCTCAGGGCGAGCCGTGAAAAGAATAGGAAACTATGACATACCCAAATTGGTTTGAGGGTAGTAATGCAAGAATAAACTTTGAAAAACATTTACTGCCATTATCGAACACAGCCTTGCGCTGTGTTCAAATAGGCGCATATACAGGAGATGCATCTAAATGGATGGTAGATAACATCCTTCAGCATGAATCCTCTAGCCTCATAGATGTAGATACATGGCAAGGGTCTGATGAAGAGATCCATAAAAATATGGATTGGAATGATGTATGGGATACATACTACCAAAAGAATAAAGAAGCTATTGAGAAGAATAAAATAATACCAACCAAAAAAAGAAGTGATGTTTTCTTTGCTATGTCTGGTGGGGGTTATGACTTTATATATGTAGATGGTGATCATTCTGCATTTGCTGTATTGCGTGATGGTATGAATGCATATGAACAAACAGTTATTGGTGGACTAATTGCATTTGATGATTATATATGGACCATGAATAAAGGTGACTTCTATGATCCAAAATATGCAATAGATGTATTGTGTCATTTACTTATTGGAAGAGTTGAAAAGATAGAAGACAACTCTCAGATCTGGTTAAAAAAGATTATATAAATAAAAAAAGAGGGGGATCAATTAAGATCCCCCTCTCCTTCTAGCCCTACCATTCTGGTGGAGCAACTGCGAGCGCATCCAGCGTGGCTATATTGATGCACCCGACTGCTGGGATGTCATAGCGACGCTGCAACCCTTTTAACATTTCTTGTAGGGGAGCATCAAGCACATCATCGCCAGCAACGTTAAGAGCCACACGAACTTTCGTGACTAGCTCACTTCTTTCATCTGGTCCAACAAGTGTCAATAATTTATTTGTATCCATTAAGAAACAATTTGTTCAGTGTCAATAGTTTGTAACTGAACAGTTACTATTCCTCCGAACCCGCTCGCAAAAGTGGGAGGTGCAACTTGCTCAAACTGAATAGCACGGATAACACAGATTCTTTCTTCTCCACTTGAAAAGTCTTGGTAGAGTACTGCTCCACCATTTTGCTCAATACGTTCAAGGTATGAGATTCGTTCCCATGGGATTGATATGTTTGTGTTTCCATTAGGATCACGTTCCTCTTCATAGCATAGTAATGGGATGGTTAATGTTCTAGATCTTTGTGGTGCAGGTAATGCACGTATCTGCCACTCCTCTAATAAAGGTGACTTGGTAGTATCAGATGAATTTCTAGTAAAGTTAAATGTAATTTCAAAATGATCTGCTGGTTGGACATAACCAGCTAAAGTAATTTCAGTACTCATACCCAATGGGGTAGATCCAATAGTTATAAGTTGATCATCTTGATCCTCAACAGTAAATCCTAATGTTCCACTACTGTCTGGATCTGAGTTGATCAACAAAGATACTGGTTGTTTTCTTTCGCTAGTACCCCATCTAATCCAGCCAGATTTTAAATAACCAGATGCTGCTTTAACTGTAGCAGACTCAAGCCATACTCCAGTAGATGATGTAATAAATTTTTGTCCTGTTGTACCAATAAAGGAAACACCATTAGGTGAACTACTATCAATAACCAAATCAGATGCATAGGCATAGCCATTACCTACGGCTTGACCTAGGTTAATCCGCCACAATCCAGTAGATCCAGATACCGTTTCGGATCTAGTTGCGTATATATAAGACTGGTCAAAGGCTAAGTCAGATACATTACCAGTAACATTAAGAGGTCCATATACAAATGATGTACCGTCTGTACCGACCGCACCTACACGAACACCTTTAGATGTAGCAAGAACAACAAACTCGTTTAAGTATAAACGAATTTGATTTAATGTTTCACCCCTAGGTAGTTCTGCAATAATAGCTGGATCATTAATAGCAGCTAATGGAGATGCTGCATTAATTGTATAAGACTGTATTTTAGATATTATACCTTGTGTGTAGCCAACTATAATAGAACCAGGTAATTCCGATATAGAATTAAATGTTAATGATGTATTTGGATAAGTAAATCTTACTTCTGAATTTGACATAGTAGCAGGAGGCGAGCTTGGATTACGAGATAATTCATATAAATGCATATCATCATTATCATGTTTAATGCCAGCAATAATACGATCTTTAACATAACCAATTGCTTGAACAGTTTGTGTTGTTACTGCGGTTGGTTTGTTCCATAGTTTAGTCACAGCCAAGGCTGTGCTCACCTGATAGATACCATTACTAGCACCAACAATTGCAAAGGTACCATCTGATGTTAATGATTGTGCAGTGGTTGATGTTCCTAAAGATGTTGAGGTTGTTGTACTTCCATTATAAAAATTTACGTTACCGCCTGATATAAAAAATGTACCACCCGATACAGTTGCTGGGTAAGTTGCTGCTGATGTACTTAACTGTGTAGTTGCTGGTAATAACTTAAGCTCACCAAGAGTCCAAGGATCTACGTTGTTTGATTCATAGAATCTAAATAGATCAGATGACTCAGCGTCATAGAATCTTTCGCCCGCACCATGGTGCCATGAGGTAGCAGATCTTAACCACCAGTTAGATAGCGACTGCTCACCAGCAGTTGCGCTTTGGTCAATACGTTCCTTCTGGTATGTCGTAGTAATACGACTAATGCGATTATTGTCGGAGGCAGCAGACAGCCAAGGTGTATTACCTATAGCATAACTAGCAGCAAAATCCTCACGTTGGTATCTAACCAAAGCAGTAGGGATATTAACGCTAATTGCAATAGGCAGATCGCCTTTAAGATATTTGTTGGTTGTTGCCACGCCTTATCTCCTACTTCTTTTTTGGTTGTTCAATCCATTTAAACCATGGTGATGTGTCATTAGCGCATTCATCTTTAATAGATATATGCAAATGTTTTACGTGCTTATTGGAGCCAGTATATTTTCTATCGCCTTTTTGTTTAGACCAAATGCGACCATCAAATATTAAATAAGAAACTCTATTATCTTCCTTAAGTCGATTGTAAATATCTTTACAATCTACTCCACCAACAGGATCATGGGTTAAGTCTGCTGCTAGACCAGTGTTGTGATCTGAATCAGGACTGGCTACTTGATGAGCAGCAGATGGTAGTAGACCATCGCTTGCTTTCTTCCTCTTGGGAAACAATGCCGTCGCTTGGCGCAACACAGCAATTGCAGCAGGTGTGGCTTTCTTGACTACAGGTTTCATTCATTACTCTTTCCTGCCACTAGTTCAAACAAACTGTCAATCCTAGTTTCTAGTCTAGAAATGGAATCTTTTATCGAGCTGCCCCCATTCGGGCGAAGTTCATTAAGGTAATGCTTTACCAGCCAACGAACTGAGCCAGCAAAGCTGGCGACTATTGTGGTAACCGCTACTGCGATACCAGCCCATTCGTTGGTAGTCATTACTCTTTAGAACCTATGCCGTATTCGGATTCAGTCTTGTCAAATGCCTTAGCTGCAGGACCAGCGATAGCAGCAACAGCGATAGATACAATTGGATCTAATCCAAGTTCATTGCTTGCTAAGAATCCTAAGAATGAAACTAGCACACCACGTAGGTATGACTTAAGTATTGCCTTTTGTTTTGTTGTTAGCTTTAATCTGTCCATTTATTTCTCCTTTAGTTTACTGTAGGTATTGCTACTTGAATCCACTCTTTGTTTATTTCAGACCATTTCCATACAAAACCTTCAATATGATTTGGTTTAGCAATAGGTGCTTCCCATTGATAGGTTGTATAATTTAATTTCCAAGAAGGATATGGTTGAGGTGCAATAAATACATCAAATTTTGGTTCGTATTTATACCCGATACCTGCATAGTTTGCACGAATATTTCCATTATAGGAAGTACGCTTGCAAGTTAACCCCTCGAACCAAGGAAGAGAAGCATAGAATTGTTCCCAAGCCTGTGATGTACCACCAACTTGTGTACCATCTAAGTCTGTTTGAATTATATTTTCATCAACACCACTGATTACTTGAACTACTATGTTGTCTGAATTGATAAGTGCGTAGTGTGCCATTATGCAAAACTCACATTCCCACTGCCATCAGTGAATCGTTTATATGAATAAGAACCATCAGTTCCAGTTGAATCAGCGGTTAATCCTGCGCCAACTGTTATTGAAGCATCAGCAGTTAACCAACGAAGAATAACAACTCCTCTACCGCCAGCACCGCCACTGTTTACGGTATCATCACCGCTAGCACCTCCACCGCCACCGCCAGTATTAACCGTTGCAGCAACTCCACTTACATATGGTGTATGACCAGAACCACCAGCACCACCACCGCCAGCACCGCCAATAGTTACATTTCCGTTCTCATAATTACCACCACCGCCACCACCTGCGTATGTTACAGATGAGCCAGTAATCGATACCGCTGCACCAGCGCCACCATCACCATTGGTTCCACCACTACCACCTATTACACCTGCCGCCCCTGCGCCGCCACCGCCTCCACCGCATTGAGCACCACTTGAGCCAGCACCGCCATTAAAACCTTGTACTGGAGATGCTGTTCTTGTTCCAGCAGCGCTGCCGTTTCCGTCAAGACCAGCACCACCACCACTTGAACCACCTGGTCCACCAGGGTTACCACTAGCATAATCACCAGCACCATAACCACCACCAGTTGCAGTAACCGAAGAAAACACAGAATTAGCACCTGCATTTCCGTTACTATCTGGATTATTAGCAGCACCACCAGCGCCAACTGTTACTGTGTAATTTGTTGATTTACTAATCCCTAAAGCAGTTTCTAATGAACCTCCACCACCTGTTGCGCTAACTGTTGAACGAAGTCCACCAGCACCACCGCCACCTGCTCTCCAACCAGAACCACCACCTCCACCGCCTGCTACAACAAGATAGTCAATATTAAAAAATGAAGGCATTGTTGCCGAGTTAGTTGCAGTTGAATCTGCACAAGTTCCATTTGCATTGGTTGCTTTTACCTTAAATGTATAAGAAGCGCCTGCTGTTAATTGACCTTGGGTAAATGTATATGAAGTGCTAGATGTTGTTGCTGCAGTGCGAGAAGTTTCAGCAGTTGTTCCATTAAGAAATGGAGTAATTGTAATTGCAGAAAGATTTTTACCACCATTTGCTCCATTAGTCCAAGTAACAGTAATTTCATTTGCGCTAGTTGAAGCCGTTGCTGTTCCAATAGTTCTAATTTCTGGAAGTGTTGTTGCTGTTACTGCTGCTGCGTTTGGAGTATTAACAGTAGTTCCAAAATTATTTTGAGCATTACCGTAGACAATAAAAGATGTTGCTGGAGTAAGCCCAGAAATTACTACAGTGCTAGTTGCATTAAATCCACTAAATCCACCAGTTGTTGTAAATGCATTATATTGATTAGGTGTTCCTCCACCAGAACCAGGGGTAAATACAATAGATAAAGAACCACCAGATGCATAAGCAACATTTCCAACATCAGTTACTGATGAAATGGAAGGTGTTGCAGGTGGAGCAGAGTTTGCAACCCATTGTGTGCCATTGTAAATCTCTAGGATTTCTAGTTGACCATTGTAGTAAGTATCGCCAATTACAGGGTTAGATGGTCGCCCAGCAGTATTACCGCTAGGTATGCCACCTTTAAAAGGATATTGTTGAAATGTCATTATGCAATCTCCACTCCGCTGATATGGATCGTTACAGATGAAGTTGAAGCAAAGCCAGTAATTGTCTTTGCTGGGTTAGCAGCAGGTATAACCTGCTTCATATCAAACCCAACTACAGAGTTTGCAGCAAGTGAAATTGCTGGAACAATTACTACACCATCAATAGCAATAGTTGCAGTTGATGCACTGGTCGCAGCATTAGCTAATACAATATTGGTTACTATTGCAACCGTAGATGTATTTGGCGAAGTGTAGAGAGTTGTACTTGAAGTGGCTGCTGCTGTTCTAGCAAGAGCCTTAGTTGTTGTAGCCATTAGTTACTACCTTTCCTTGTTAGAGTGCTTCCATAAGAAGCAAAGTTAGTTCGTCTGTAATACTTCCTGGTCCAGTTAGGACAATATCAACAACACCTTCTAAGGTTGTTACTGTTGTTCCAGATGCAATAAGTGTTGAGCCAAGTGTTGGTGCTGAGTATGAGCTTGTTGTATTAATTGCTACCCAAGCAGATCCAGACCACACACCCATAATTCCAGTTGCTGAGTTAAAGTACAATGCACCTACAAGAAGTGTATTGCCATCATTATCTACTGAAGGTGCAGTTGCTTTAGCACCAAGGTAACGATCATCAAAGTTATCGTATGTGTCGGCTGCGGAAGTTGCACTTGATGCTGCTGCGGTTGCCGAAGATGATGCAGCGGTAGCACTATTAGCAGCACTAGTTGCACTAGTTGCTGCAGAAGTTGCAGAGGTAGCAGCGGAAGTAGCTTGTGTTTGTGCTGAAGTAGCACTAGTTACTGCCGAAGCAGCACTTGTCGCAGCAGAAGATGCAGATGTCTGTGCTGAAGAAACACTAGTTGCCATAGTTGAAGCAGATGTCGCAGCAGAAGATGCGCTAGTTGCAGCCGATGATGCACTTGTAGCAGCAGCGGTAGCAGAAGACGCAGCAGCAGTCTCACTAGACGCAGCAGCAGTTGCATAACTTGCAATAGTTGCAACGGATGCAGCAGCAGTAGTTGCAGATGATGCAGCAGCGGTTGCGCTGCTTGCAGCAGCAGTTGCCGAAGTCGCTGCACTACTTGCTGAAGTTGCTGCCGATGTTTGTGATGTTAAAGCCGAAGAAGCTGATGTTGATGCACTAGACGCACTAGTAGCAGCAGAACTAACACTAGTAGCCATTGTGCTTGCAAATGTTTCTGCGCTAGATGCAGAAGTAGATGCAGAAGAAGCTGAAGTAGCTGCAGCAGTAGCACTTGTGGCAGCACTTGCAGCAGAGGTAGCAGCACTAGATGCTGAAGTAGAGGCACTGGATGCAGAAGTGGCAGCAGCCGTGGCTGATGCTGCAGCACTAGTTACAGATGTATCAATATAACCTTTTGTTGCTGCGGAAGAAGATGATGTAGGTGTTGCCAGTCCAGTAATACTTGCACCAGTAATGGTTCCACCACTAATAGTTGCAGTAGAGGTAAAGGTTCCAGATATGGTTGCACCATTTATAATAGGTGTTGTTAAAGTTTTACTTGCTAAAGTTTGAGCACCGCTTGTACCAACAACATCTCCAGATATACCATGAACGCTGGTAGTTGCTACTTCATGTGCTCTTGATTCTGTAAAGTCTCTAGCCGATACACCGTGTTCAACGTTAGCACCAACAGCATGTGCCTTAGCACCAGATGAGTCAATGTTACGTGTGATCTGATAAGAAGAACCTACAAGACCAGTTACCTCAACAACCTCTTCATTAGCTGTATCCTTTTCAAGGATCAGCGTGTAAGGATATTGCGCTGGTAAATTAGATGCAGCAGACAGCGTTAAGCTGGTTGCTGATGAGGATATCGAATCCGCTAAGGTTGTTTTAGCAGCATTCGAACTGTAATAGCGTGACGGTGTTGACATTTATTACCTCGAGTACTGGATAGTGTTTAGGAAGTTGTCTTGTTGCTTTGCTACCTCTTCCGCTAAGCGGACGGTATAAAGCTGGAAAATATATTTTGCTGTATTCGTAGAAGCACCAGCTGAAACAGGTTGATCTAAAGCATCAGCAGATACCGATGTAGCAATTACCTTACCTGGGTCGACTGTTGATAACAGTCGATACATAGCACCAAGACGAACTACATCTTCGCACGATGTTGGTAAACCACTTACTGTTAACTCTTGGTTGTCAGTAATAGTTGTTGGAAACTTTGTATACTGAACACGAACTGTTTGTCCTGGCATTGGTGCTTCATTTAATATAAGTGCTTGACCAGTAGATCCGTTATATAGATAGTTAGTGTCTAATCTCCAACGCTTAATTAAACCCCAGACTCCCGAAGAATCTGGTAGTTCCCAAGATACTCCAGTAACATCTACTAAAGCATCAGGCATTATGTAAGAATAATCAGTACCATTAAAGGTAAATGTTTCATTAGCTAGAACAGGAAAGTTCATTCCTTTAATTGTTTCAAGGATTGCTCGCTTAACCTGACTACGTGGGAACATAGGGTTGTTCTTAACAACCGATCCAGATACATGGCTAGTGGCGGTAGTACCACGCCACCCTCTACCAGATGGATTAGCATTTGTTCCTAAAACTTGAACCGTTCCTGATGCCACAACTGATTTTTTTACATATATTAATTCATCATCAATTTCAATAATACCCTTACTTAAAGCAGAGGCATCATCTACTGTTATTGATATATCACCAGCAGCAACAGTATTAGTTGCAATAGTTACTGACTCTTGGTTCTTAACATAACCACTAACTTCACCAAGCGTTTGTTCTGTTAACTGATTTAACGTAGCCATTATGCTTGAACCGCCTTTCCTAAAGTATCGGATGCCATAACAGCAGCCTTGATATCATGCATCTTTGTGGATCTAGGTTGAATACCTTGTTTTCTTGCATTTCTATATGCGTCTAATTCTGAATTGGCTTGCTTGGATACCGCATTAGCCAGTGGATCTGTAATACTAAAATTTGCTGCTCTTGCACATTCGCCCCAGTTAGCATGGTCTTGGGTCTTACAACCAGATCTACAGTTACTCATCCCAGATGTAATCTCCATAACCTGCTGCTGTTAGCTCAGCAGCTTCAGCGTCCGTAATAACATTGTCATACCCGCCACGCAATACACGTTGGTATGTAGCAAGATCGCTGTCTTTAGGGACAACAACCGTTGACCATGTTCCATTATTTTTAATTACACTCTTACCAATTGGATAAGATACAAACCAAAGATCATTAGGACGACCAAGTTTGTAGCGGTAAGTAGGTCCACGAAATATCTTTGTCATTACCACTTCACCTTATCTGCCCAATATGCTGCTGACATAACACCTTTGTTAATGTTTTTAGCATGACGTGCCTTGAAAGACTGACGTCTTTGTCGGTAAGACTTTGTCTCACCAGACTTCTTTGGAGAGCCAGATACACCCTGTTGACCAAACCTAATTGTTTTTACTTGGGAGCCAGACTTGGCTACAACCACATGAGATTTTTTAGGATGGGTAGGTGTTCTCTTTGGTTTATTAAAACCAGATACACCTGCTCTTTTAAGCCTTGGGTCCATTCTTCTTGTACTCTCCAACTTTTCCGAGTATTGATTTGATACGTCCGTCTTTGTTTATACGAACTACCATTCCATTTTTAATCTGCATTGGGTTGAAACCATCATGGCGTTTATAAGTGCCACTAGATGACATTACTTCTTCTTACCCATTTTCTTAACCATTGCTTTTTTCATAGCAGGTTTTACTACCATTTTCTTTCCTGACTTCTTGGCTGCTTTCTTAGCCATAGCCATCCCCATTGGGGAATAACTAAATTCTTTTCCGCCTACATTTGGCATTGCCTTCTCCTTTTATTGTTGTTGGGTGAAGAGGGGCTGTTGCCAGCCCCTCTTCTTTATAACTATTGTGCGATGCTTGACTTCGTCTGGATGACGTAACGTGCTTCCTTACGGAAGATGTTCCATCCAATAAGAGCCTTCCATCCAGCTGGACGGAAACGCATCAACTTATCAGTTACTGGACCGATAACGGTCTTTGGCTCATAAGTAACTGCTTCGATAAGAGCTTGCTTACCAAGAAGAACAGTTGCGTATACCTTTGATGTGCCAGAACCTGAGATAGATTCTGCACGAGGTGTCTCAATGTAACGAACCTGATCAAAGATTCCGATTTCACCTGTCCATAGGTTACCAACACCAGCTTCGGTGTAGGTATGAGGTAGTTGCCATACAGCAGATCCGCTTGATTGTGCTTCTGAACGAAGGTCATAAGACACATCTGGGTGGATAAGTGCTGTGTAGAAGCCACCATCACGAGGTTGAACATTTGCTCCACGCAGTCTTGCAACTCCTTTACGAGCAAGTGCTGCAGTAATATTTGCTGCGCTTGTGCTTGAAGAAACGTTCTCACCATTAATGGTTGATTCATCAGCAGATGAAGTTCCTGTGAAACGTCCTGTTGCAAGAGAAGTCAAACGACTCCATACAATAGAATCTAGTGAGTCACGCATGTTGAAAGACAACATGTCGGCAACTGCTGGATCAATTGCAGACAAAGACTCTAGAGCAAGTTTTTCAGTTGTAATAACAGCATTACCGTACTCGTTAACTGTTACGTTAACACGGTTAGTGTTGCTCAACTGTACTGCATCTGGATCTTCAGTCTGGGTTAGTGCTGTTGTTTGACGTGATAGATCTGTGTAGACCTGGAATACGACAGTATTACCTGGGTTTGTTACATCGACAGGACGCTTGTCCGCAAACTTGCGGAACATTGGCTCTGAGCGAAGGTTAAACTCGATATACTTATCATACGCAGTCTGGATCAAGTTCGACATTGTTGATGTCGTAGTTGATGTTGCTGGGGTTATAGGCATAATTTCCTTCTATTAGGGTTTGATATGGACTATCAGCGTTTTAAGAAATTGGTTAATTCTTCTGGACTTGATGCGTTAGCAATAAGTGAAGAGATGTCTCGACCCACATGTGGGTCGATATCACCATTCTCAAAATCTGATATTTGCTCAAAAGATTGAGCGTCAGCGTCTGGTTCATAACCAGCCTCTGATTCATCAACGGCAGTAATTCCAAAAGCCTCGCCGTATTCGGTTAACCATTCAGAAACTGCATCCTCGTCGGCTTCAATTTCCGATGGAATGAACTGAGCGATTTTTGGATTTAGTCCAAAGCTCTCTAGGATTTCTCCTACTGAAGCTTCGTGACTATAAGTTTGAAACTCCTGAATAACTTGATCTCTTTCCTTAATTTCTTTGGAAAGTAGGTCAACTTGTTTACGTAGTTTCTTTACTAGATCAGTACCAAAATCTGAAGAATCATCTTCGAAATCGTACTCTGTATATTCTGCCATTGCGTTTTCTCCCTATAGTTGATTGGACCCTCATCGGGTTTGCACCACACGTACTCCTCACCAGGGGAAGTGATTCGTAGACGTGATGACTACCAGACTTATACACGTTACCTGGGCTGGCGGATCAGGAACGGAAACTAGTTATACGTCTGCTGTTTTAGATCTACGACCAAGAGATGACGTATCAATCGCAGACTTCTGCTGGAACATTGCTCTCTCTTTAGATGCAAGTTTCTTCTTCTTAACGGATACATCAGTACCACCAGCAAGTGCTAACTCTTCACGAGCAATATCTTGCTCGCCTGCGGTTTCACCATATAGACCCATTAAGCGTCTGTAATCTCTTTGTTGTGTAGCAGCGGTCTGGAACGCAGACTCTGCTTGACCTGCTTTACCAGCAGTATAGATTTCTTCAGCAAATGCTTTGTCAGACATTTGACCTGCACGAAGTGCTGCTCCACCAATTTCAGCAGAGGTGTACATTTTCTTAGCTTCTTCGGTTGTATATTTAAATCTAGAGTCAATTAAGTTCATTGCTCTATCTTTATCAAGAAGATATGCTGTTAAGTCCTCATTGGTTA